GTTCCAGCAGATGCAACTCTTGTCTTAATAGATAAAAACTCAAGTATTTATCTTGAAGAAGGAGACATCTTAGAAGGTGGTGCTAGTGCGGCTTCAGACCTTACTTACACTATTAGTTACGAAGAATTAGATGACGCATAAGGAGTACGAATATGGCTCATTTTGCAGAACTTAATAACAGCAACGAAGTATTACGAGTAGTAGTAATATCCAACGATGATATAAATGCTAATGGTGGAGATTATTCTACTGAAGCAGAAACATTTGTAGCATCTATTGTTCCACATTCAAGTGGTGGCAACCAATGGAGGCAAACCTCATATAATGGAAATGCTCGAAAACAATATGCAGGAATTGGATTTACCTATAATGCCAGTAAGAATAAATTTATAGCCCCTAAACCTTACTCATCTTGGTCACTAGATTCTAATGATGACTGGCAAGCACCAGTTCCTTATCCAACGGTTACAGAGATAAATTCAAGTGTAGTTTATATATCTTGGGATGAAGATAATCAAAAATGGCTAGGAGAAACCTATACTGGTGATCCTGTAGCTTTAAATAATTACCAATGGGATGCTTCTAATCTGCAATGGAATGAGGCCTAACCATGGCTAGTCTAAATGGCGGAATAGTTGGTGTCGATAATACGCCTGAAAAAGTAAGTTCTCCTGAAGTTATAACTACATTTAATGCAAGCGGAACACTTACCACTCAACCAGGGACAGTAACAGTTGACTACTTAGTTATCGCAGGTGGCGGAGCAGGTGGTAGAGGTGGTTACTATGGCGGAGGTGGCGGCGGAGCAGGTGGATATAGAACAGGACCTGCACCAGTATCAGGAGGCTCACCTTACCCAATAGTTGTTGGAGCAGGAGCTGCTTCAGGCAGTGGAGATTCTGTTAATGGATCAGATTCTTCAGCATTAGGCATCATATCAAATGGTGGCGGTGGAGGTGGAGGTTTCTATGGTCGAGGAGGTGACGCTGGAGGCTCAGGTGGCGGAGGCTCTTTAGGTCCTTTAGGTCCAGGTCTCCCTGGTGCAGGTAACACACCTCCAGTTAGTCCATCCCAAGGAAATGCAGGAGGACAGGGTGGACCTGCTCCAGTTGGTCCTGGTAAAGCAGGCGGCGGCGGCGGTGGTGCTGGCGGTGCAGGTGGCGGTGGTAATCCAGGGACAGGCGATGGCGGTGCTGGTTTAGCCTCAAGCATAACAGGTAGCCCTGTTCTTAGAGCAGGTGGTGGTGGAGCAGGTGGTTCAGGTCAACCAGCTACAGGATATGCTACTGGTGGAGCTGCTGGTCCTGGTGGAGGCGGAAAAGGAGAAAGCGTTTCAGGTAGCCCTAGACCAAGTACTGATGGAACAGCCAATACTGGTGGCGGAGGCGGTGGGTCTAACCTACAAACAGGAAGAGCAGGCGGATCAGGTGTTGTTATTATTAAAGAGCCTGAAAGTGAATCTTTGACGAATACTTCAGGAGTTTGGAATTTAGATGCAGTTTACGATGCGGTGAAAGGGAGTAATTGGACTAATGCCTAGATTAATCGGAGCAATACAAACAACTCAAGCAGAAATCATTACTACATTTAACTCTAGTGGAACGCTAACAACAGCAGCATTAACATCCGAAGTTGAATACTTAGTCATTGCAGGTGGTGCAGGTGGTGGTGGTACAGTTGGGGGCGGAGGCGGAGCAGGTGGATATAGAACTGCTAGTAGTTTTCCTGTCTCAGCATCAACAGGCTATCCAATAACTGTAGGTGCTGGTGGTTCTGCTGGTGCTAATGGTTCAAATTCAGTTTTTTCTTCAATCACTTCAGCAGGTGGCGGTCAAGGAGGAGGATTCCAAACAGCAGGTACTGCAGGTGGTTCAGGTGGAGGAGTTGGTGGTAGAAATAGTGAGGCAAATGGCTCAGGTGGTGGTGCAGGAAATACACCCCCTGTAAGTCCATCACAAGGTAATACTGGTGGAAATCGTGGTGGCGGTGGAGCTAACGCACTCTGCGGTGGTGGCGGAGGCGGAGGAGCTGGTGCAGTCGGTGGCGATAGTAGGAATGTCACATCTCCAGGCGATTTTAAAGATGGTGGTAATGGTGGAGCAGGTACAGCTTCTTCAATCACAGGTTCTTCTGTCACAAGAGGTGGCGGAGGCGGAGGTGGTGGCGATATTAGTGCTCCTGCTGGAGATGGTGGCTCAGGTGGTGGCGGTGCAGGTAATGGTGGTGCCGCAGGAACTGCAAACACAGGTGGTGGTGGAGGCGGTGCTGGTAACAGTGTCGCTGCCAAAGCTGGTGGCTCTGGTGTTGTTATAATTAAAGAAGCTTTTTTAGGTGGCTCAAGTGCTTGGGATTTAAGAACCGTATTTAGAAAAATCAAAGCTGACGAGTGGGTAAGCTAAGAACAACCTATCTTTTAAAACACATCTAACTTATACTATCTTTTCAAGAGAGAGAAGATGAAAACAATTTATTTTTTATGCGGTTTGCCGAGGTGTGGAAATACACTTTTATCTTCTATATTGAATCAAAACTTCAACATTACCGCTACACAAAAATCTATAGTAACGGATATTTTAAATACCCTTGACCAATTAAAAGAAAAAGAACATTTTAAAAATTTTCCTGACCACGATTCTTTAGATAATTTAATAAAAGAATCTATACACATATATTATAAAAATTTAAAAAGCAATTACATTATTGACAGAAGCACATGGGGTACGCCTGGAAATGTAGAGTTAATAAAAAAATATGTTACCCAAAAACCAAAATTTATTATTTTAGAGAGGCCTTACATTGAAATACTGGCTTCTTTTTCTAAAATAAAAAAATGGAAAGAAGAAAATATAGATGAAGAATGTTATTTTGAAATGACTCAAGGCATGACTGCACACTATTCATATGCAATAGATAACATATTAAAAAATAATTACGATCATATAAAAATTACTTATGATGAGCTTTCAAGCAAACCAAAAGAGTGTATAGAAAAAATTTATCAATTTTTAAAAATTCCAACATACGATCATAGGTTTACTAATTTAGATCAATTAATAATAAATAAGACTCAGTATGATGATAGTGTTTTAGAAGGAGTTCATCATAATGTTAGAGAAGACAAAGTGAAAAGAAATTATTATGACATTGAAAAATATTTAACTAAGTCTGCTATAGAAAAATATAAAAATGTGAAGGTTTTATTTTGAATCTAAAATATTATTATTGGTACTTTCCATCAGTCATACCTGAAAGAATATGTGATGAGATTGTTCGTTATGGCAAAGAACAAGATAAACAAATGGCTCTTACAGGTAACGCTGAACTTAATAACCTTACTACATTAGATGTTAAAAACATTCAAAAGAAAAGAAAGTCTGATGTTGTATGGATGTCAGATAGATGGATATACAACGAAATACAACCTTATATACATCAAGCAAATGCAAATGCTGGGTGGAATTTTGAATGGGATTGGTCAGAGTCTTGTCAGTTCACCGAATACAAGAAAGGTCAGTTTTACGATTGGCATTGCGACTCTTACGAAGAACCTTATAACTATCCTGAAAATCCAAACACACATGGTAAGTTAAGAAAACTTAGCATGACTTTATCTTTAACCGATTCTGAAGAATATGAAGGTGGAGATTTAGAGTTTGATTTTAGAAACACAGATGAAGGCTCACAACCAAGAATATGTGAAGAAGTTAGAAAGAAAGGTAGCGTGATTATCTTTCCATCTTTTGTTTGGCATAGAGTCAAGCCAGTAACCAAAGGCATACGACACTCCTTAGTGTGTTGGAATTTAGGATATCCATTTAGATGATAAAAGAGCTAACAAACCCAATTACCGACAATTACGAAGATTTTAAAAAAATTTTACTATCTGATAAAATGCCTTGGTTTTATTATGATAAAACAGTTCCTGAATCTCCTCATCAAGATATGCCATTTTTTAGTCATATTCTTTTGCGTAGACCTGATATAGGAACCAAAGAAACCCCAACGATACCTATTAGCAATATAGGTTCTACATATTTTGAAACAGCTTATTTTATTTTAAAAGAAATACTTGATTTCAATAATGTAAAATTTAATATTGTCTATCGTATGAATTTAAATTTAACCTTTCATACTAAAATTAAAACAAGTCAAGCCCATACTGATTTAGGGCTACCTCACAAAGTAGTAATTATTTACTTAAATACAGTTGAAAATGGCAGGACTATTGTTTTAGATGAAGCAAATCAAAAAAATTATTCAGAGCCAAAAGAAAATAAAGCTATTATTTTTGATGGTAAATATAAACATTATCAAGAAAGACCAGGTATGTACGATCAAAGAATTGTTATGGTTGCAAATATTGGATAGGAGAAAAAATGAGTTTTAAAAAAAACAAATACCAAGTTATTACAAACGCTATATCAACAGAGTTAGCAAATTTTTGCTATCAATACTTTTTAAACAAAAGAGCAGTAGCAAGACATTTGTTTGATGAAAAATATATTTCACAATTTACTGAATACTTTGGTGTATGGAACGATCAACAGATACCTGAAACTTATTCGCACTATAGCGATATCGTAATGGAGACTTTATTGCAAAAAGTAAAACCTATTATGGAAAAAAAGTCAGGTGTTAAGTTAACTGAAACTTATTCATACGCTAGAATCTATAAAAAGGGTGATGAGTTAAAAAGGCACAAAGATAGATACTCTTGCGAGATATCTACCACTATGAATCTAGGTGGTGATAATTGGCCTATATTCCTAGAACCATCAGGCGAAGAAGGTAAAAAAGGCGTAGAAGTAAACTTAAAACCAGGCGATATGCTGATGTATCGTGGATGCGATCTTGAGCATTGGCGTGAACCATTCAAAGGTAAAGATTGCGGACAGGTGTTTTTGCATTATAATGA